CAAGCTCGCTCCGAAGCTGATCCGCCGATCGCTCAAAAAGAATTATATCGCGGTTATCATTGACCCGATCTATAAAGTCTTGACGGGTGACGAAAACAGCGCGGACCAGATGGCACACTTTACAAATCAATTTGATAAAGTAGCGACAGAGCTCGGCTGCTCAGTGATCTATTGCCACCACCACTCAAAAGGTGCTCAAGGAGGCAAGAAATCAATGGACCGGGCCAGCGGTTCGGGCGTATTCGCTCGAGATCCGGACGCGTTGATCGACTTGGTAGAGTTGGACGTCACGGAAGAGTTGCTTACTCAGCGGATCAACCATACAGCTACACGGATATACAAAGAGGCGTTACAGACGTGTAACCTTGGATATTACCAAGAGGAAGTAAGCCTCGACGATCTCCAAAGTCCCGCGATTATGCGGACACACTTCGAACAAGCGATTCCAAACGTGCTCGATCGTAAGCCTTGGACAGATAAAATCGAACAAGCCCGTCGAGCGATCGAAATTTCGACAGCGTGGCGCGTGGAAGGCACTCTTCGGGAGTTTGCCAAGTTCAAGCCTATCAATATGTGGTTTAGCTATCCAGTACATTTTTTTGACGATTCGGGGGTTCTTGCTGATATCCAGTTAGAGGATAGTAAGCCTATGTGGCAAAAAGGCCAAGAGGGCAGAAAGTCGAAAGAGCAGAATCAGAAAGAGCGAAATGAAAAACTTGAGACAGCCTATTATGCACTTTTTGATGGATCATCTCCAGTTACAACAAACGAGCTCAAAGACTATTTAGGACTAAAATCCACGAAGTCGGTCGAGAATTATATCCGGGAACATGACGGATTCGATATCAAAAAAGGTATTGTTTTTCCTATAAAAGAAAAGGAAAAATAGGAAAAATACTAGAAGAATTCTAAAGAAAAATACAGTATTTTTCTTTTCCAGTTTTGGAAAAAGTCTAGTATTTTTCTTTTCTTTCCGAAATTGGAAAAATAGGA